GGCTGCTGGTCAAATACGAACGCCCTGAGCGTCCGACCGGCGGCTCACCCGAACAACTCTTAAACCATGCCGTACGTTACGGCGAATACTGCCAAAAATTGGAAGTCCAAGTCTCCGGGTGGCAGGACTGGTACACGAAAGGCCGTCTGAAAAATGACTGATTTTGCCGACCGCGCATCAGAGCGTGAAGCCATATTTTTGGAAGAGTCCCTGGCGAAACATCAAAACACACCGGAACGTGCCGACAGCCTGAGCCATTGCGAAGATTGCGGCAGCCCGATACCGGACGCAAGGCGAAAAGCAGTCAAAGGCTGCACCCGCTGCATCGTTTGCCAAGAATATTTCGAACACGGATGGCCTTAAAAATGGAAAAAACCTTTATACACATCGAATTTTGGCAGTTGGTCGGATTTCTTCTCTCCTTCCTCGGCATCTGTTTTACCTTCGGCAAAATGCTGCTGGCGCAATTCCGCGAGCAGCAGGACGAACGCCAAAAACAGCAAGAGCGCCTGCAAGGCAAAGTCGAAATCATGGAAAACAAACTGGCGGAATTCAACGCCGGACTGCCCCTGACCTATGTTTTGCGGGAAGACTACATCCGCAATCAGGTCGTCCTCGAAGCCAAGCTCGACAACGTCGCCGAAAAACTCACCGAAATATACAAAATGGAAAGCGTAAAGAAATGATTAGCCAAGAATTGATTGCCAAACAACGCCGCGAGGGGATGCGTTGGAACATCATCAACACCCTTAATAAAGCCCGCCCTCATACCACCAGCGAGGCCTTTCTGCTGGACATCATGAACGCGATTTACCCGCAGACCACCGCCACCGAACTGCGCCAGCAGCTCGACTACCTTGCCGACCGCAAAATGGTCGAGCTGAATAAAGCACCGCACGGCTTGTGGTTTGCCGACCTGACCAGTTTGGGTGTCGATATTGCCGAATACACAGTCGAGTGCCGCGCCGGTATCGCCCGCCCCGAAAAAGTGTGGAGCTGATATGGCAAAACGCAGCGTCATCGACCAACTCCCCGAAGCTGTACGCCACGAGTTCGAACGGAAACTCGTCGAAAACGGCTTCGCCGACTATCAGGCATTATCCGAATGGTTGCAGCAACAGGGATACGAAATCAGCCGCTCCGCCGCCCATCGGTACGGCCAAAAAGTACAGCGTCGGTTTGCCGCCATCAAAAACAGCACCGAAGCGGCACGCCTGATTGCCGAAGGTGCGGCAGACGAGGGGGATACCCGCTCCGAAGCCTTGATGGCGATGTTGCAGACAGAGTTGTTTGAGGCATTGGTGCAGATTGGTGAGATGCCCGAAGACGAGTTAAACGCGCTTGACCGCTTCGGTATTATGAGCGAGGGCGCGCGCAAAATCAGCGGGCTGATTACCGCCGGTACGCGCCTGAAGGAATATCAGGCAAAAGTTAAAGCCAAAGTCGAAGCCGCCGCCGAAAACGTGGCCAAGCAGGCAAAAAAAGGCGGGCTGTCCGACGCGGCTGCCGAAGCCATCCGCAAACAGATTTTAGGTATCGCATCATGACGACCAAAACCGAAGACCGAACGCCATCGGCATTGCTGCCTTACCAGCAGCGTTGGTGCGCCGATAACTCTCCCGTCAAACTCTGCGAAAAATCCCGACGCATCGGTCTGAGCTGGGGCGAGGCTGCCGATACCGCCTTACTTGCCGCCTCATCGGGCGGCATGGACGCATGGTACATAGGCTACAACAAAGACATGGCTTTGGAGTTTATCCGTGATTGTGCCAACTGGGCGAAATTCTACGGTTTGGCGGCGGAGAAATCGAAGAGACCGAGGAGGTGTTCGTCGAGGGGGACGACAAAAAATCCGTCCTCGCCTTCGTCATCCGTTTCGCGTCCGGCTGGCGCGTTACTGCCTTATCCAGTCGCCCCTCAAACCTTCGCGGTAAGCAGGGGCGCGTCATCATCGACGAGGCGGCGTTCCACGAGCAGCTCGGCGAGCTGCTCAAAGCGGCAATGGCATTGCTGATGTGGGGCGGCCAGGTGCATATCATCTCTACGCATGACGGGGTGGACAATCCGTTCAACGAGCTGATTACCGACATTCGTGCGGGCAAAAAGCCGTACTCCATCCACCGCATTACTTTCGACGAGGCCGTTTCAGACGGCCTCTACCGCCGCATTTGCCTGCGCTTGGGCAAAGAGTGGACGGCAGACGGCGAAGCCGCGTGGTGCAAGGAAATCCGCGATTTCTACGGTGAAGATGCCAGCGAAGAGTTGGACTGCATCCCTAAAAACGGCGGCGGCAAATGGCTCAACCGAGCCTTGATTGAGAGCCGTATGAGTCCTTATACGCCGGTTATCAGATACGACCAAAGCGATGAGTTCGGCCTCTTGCCCGAGCCGAGCCGCGCTGCCGAAGTGGCGGACTGGATAGCCGACACCCTGCAACCGCTGCTCGATGGTTTGGATAAAACCCGCACCAGCTTTGTCGGCGAAGACTTTGCCCGCAGCGGAGACCGTACCGTCATCGTCCCTTTGTTGCAGCAGACTAATTTAAGCCTTAAGTCGCCGTTCGTGTTGGAGTTGGGCAATATGCCGTTTGCCCAACAAGAGCAAATCATGAAACACCTGTTGCACGGCTTACCCAATCTGCGCGGAGCGGCATTGGACGCGCGCGGCAACGGTCAATCAATCGCCGAAGCCATGCGCGACGAATTTGGCGCGGAGGTATGCGAGTCGGTCATGCTCTCGGAAAACTGGTACCGCACCCATACAGCTCCGTTCAAAGCCGCACTCGAAGACGGCACGTTGGACGCAATCCCCAAAGACGAAGACATCCTGACCGACCTGCGCGCCTTCGAGCTGGTCAGAGGCGTGCCGCGCATCCCCGATGTACGCACCAAAGGTCAAGACGGCAAAAAACGCCACGGAGACGCGGCGATTGCCTTTGTCCTTGCCCATTACGCCAGCCGCGAGCTGAATACCGGCCCGATACGCGTAGCCAGCCGCCGAATCCGCCGAAAAAGCGCATTAACCAAAGGTTATTAAGGTATTTAAAGAGTACATATCATGCCCAAACCCCACCTCAAACTCAAAACCAGTCAAGGCATCATGACCTTCAAGCCGCAGGATTTATCTGCCCATCTCGCCGTTTCCCGCCCGTTTTTCAGCGGTTTTGACGGCTGGCTGCCTAATCCCGACCCCGTTTTGCGCAAAATGGGCAGGCAAATCTCCGTTTACCGCGAGCTGATGCGCGACCCCTTGGTCGGCTCGTTGGTACGCCGCCGAAAAGCCGCCGTCGCCCGCCTCGAATGGCGACTTGAGGGCGACGATACGCCTAAAAATGTCCGGGATTTTATTGATAGCTGGCTGGCTGAAACCGATGTTTACCGCCTGATTAAAGACGTTTTAAACGCCGTTTTTTACGGCTATCAACCCATCGAGCTGATTTGGCGTACCGATTCTGCATGGCTGCCTGACAAAATCATCGCCAAGCCGCAAGAGTGGTTCGCCTTCAACGACGACGGCGAGTTGCGTTACATCCAAAACGGGCTGACCGATACCGTTCCGCCGCCTTATAAGTTTCTTTGCCCAACACACGAGGCAGATTATCTCAACCCCTACGGTTTGGGCGATTTGGGCTTGGTTTTTTGGCTGGTCACCTTCAAACGCGGCGGCCTTAAATTCTGGATGCAATTCACCGAAAAGTACGGTGCGCCTTGGCTGATTGGTAAAGAGCCGCGTTCCAATACCCCGCAGGATACCGACAAATTGCTAGACGCGCTCGAAGCTCTAATCGGCAACAGCGTCGGCACCATTCCCAATGATTCCAGCGTCGAAATCCACGAGGCAAGCGGCAAGGCATCATCTATTGATGCCTACGACAAGCTCATACGTTATTGCCGCTCCGAAATCAGCATTGCTCTGCTCGGACAAGACCAAACTACCGAAAAAGACAGTACCCACGCCAGCGCGACCGCTGGTTTGGAGGTAACGGACGACATCCGTGACGGCGATACCCGTATTGTTGAGGCGGCATTAAATCAGTTGATAAAGTGGGTGGTGGAGATTAATTTCGGGGAAGTATCTGAGCCGAAATTCGTGCTGTTTGAAAACGAGGAGAGCGGCACAAAAGAACGGGCCGAAAGAGATAAGATGATGGTGGATGCCGGTGCCAAGTTCACCAACCAATACTGGCAGCGCACATACGGCCTTGAGGACGGCGACTTGGCGGACGCAGTCCAACCAACCCAAGAGGGTAGAGCTGCTGATTTTGCGGAGTTCGATTTGACGGATGCAGGTTCGGTCATCGACGGACTCGCCCCCGATACAGACATTCTGAATAAACAAGGCGAATGGCTGACTGCCGTCCTAGTGGCCGAATTAAGTCGTGGAGAAACCGCCGAAAACCTGCTCGACCGTCTGTCCGCCGCCTATCCGAATATGGACGATACCGCCTTGCAAAACGAGTTGGCACGCCTGATTTTTCTTTCAGAATTGGTTGGAAAAGTTGAAGTAGCGCGGGAGATTAAATCGTGAACTCCGAAGATATTAAAGCCGTCTTCGGCATGAAACCCGAAGCCGCCGTCGCCTATCTCAAGCAAAAAGGCATTGTCGTATCTTGGGACTGGCAGGATATGTTGGACGACGCGCACGCCACTGCCTTTACGGTGGCCAAAACCGCCAAAATGGATGTGCTCTCCGACATCTATTCCGCCGTTGTCGATGCCGCCGAACAAGGTCGTACGCTGGAAGAGTTCAGCCGCGAACTCGCCCCCGTCTTACAACGCAAAGGCTGGTGGGGCAGGCAGGAAATTAAAAATCCCGAAGGCGAAACCCAAAGCGTACAGCTCGGCA